CCGGCTCGAACGCCTCGAGTCTCTGACTTGACGAATTCGTTTCTTCCGTCCTGCCCACGGCGGCATTGTACGGCCTGTTCGTCTTGACAAATGCGGAAAAACACGCCGCTATCCTGGCGCTCACGATAGTGGCCTCAAGATAATCCGCCATGCTCTGAAACCGTTCTATGACCGGCGCGAAAAAGGGTATGCCCCTTGTCTGCCCCGGCCTCAATACCGGATATACATGGATCACGATCGGCCTGCCCTGTTTATCCCTGGCGGGTACTTTCTCGTATTCCATGTTCCGTCCGGCCTGGAACGTATCCCCAGGGTGAGTCTTTCGTATGTTGTATGATACGGGCTCACCGTGTTCGTTCATCTTGACCCCGAATCTCGTGTTGTCATCCCGGTCCTTCACGGGATCCGCGAGACGGTCGGGCTCCATCACATCCAGCGCGAGCATATAGGGCCGGTTGCTTTTCATGGGCAGCGCCCTGCGTATGGCGAGGAATTCTCCGCTCTCCAGGATCTGCCTGCAGGCGAGATATTCTATGTCCTCAAACCACAGTTTTTTCCGCGCGTCCGCCCATGGGCTCCACCTGGCCCATGCTTTTTCCGCCTGCCTGCGGAATAACGCCGCCTGATCCTCGCTTATGCCTATTGCCTTGCCGTCTATTTTTGACTGGGGTTTAAAACCGGTATGCGCCACGTTCGCGCACATGGTGTCCGTAATGCCGGCGGCGATTTCGTTGTTGCGGTTGAGATCCCGGCTCCTGTCCCGAAGATCCTGTAAATCGTTGTAAATCGTGCTGTCCGCGCTTTCCTGTCCGGTCGACCAGTTATAATTGAGCCTCGATCTGGTCGCGCCCTTGTAATAAGACGCGCCCAGCCTGATCGCATAGCGTGCGGCCATGCGCCTCGCCTGGGCCTGGGGCGATATGTAGCCGATGACCTTGTCCAGTAGATTGCTTTTTATTTCATTGTCCGTCATGCTTTCTCAGTCCTAAACCGGGTTTTTAAACCGCGCATAATTCCTCACCGGCCCGTCCGATCCCGCGCTCTCCAGGTCCGCCATTTTATTCGCGTATTCGAGTAGTTTTTTTAATTCGTCAAAGGATCTGATATTGTGGGTCCTGCCGTCCGGTGTGCTGTAACTCTTTGTGATCATGGATCCGTCCGAAACATAGGACGCCATGGCGTTTAATACGGCCGTCCGGAATGCCGACCAGGTGGTGAAATCCGTCATTCATCTTCCTTTCATAAAAAAAGGACCGGTCAAAATGCGATGGTGCGGTCACCGCACTTGACCGATCCTCGTTGAGGGACTGATTTCATCAGCCCCGATCACAGGGAAGTGATTTATTATAGATTATCTTTTAATTATTTCTCCCCTGTCAACCAACTTATGGTACGATTTTCCACGATTTTTATATTCCTTTATCTTAATTATGTTGGATTGAGTAATTGCTTAATTATCCATTCCCGGATCCTTATATCGCCGCCCGGCAGCTTGAACCAGGCCTCCGGCGGGATAATATATTCGCCAGGATCGTCCTTGTCGAACGCCATCCAGTTGTATATTGTTTTCTTATCGACCGCGCACATTTTAGCCACCTGGGCCACGCTGTATACCTGGCCGGGACCGCTTTCCTCTTTCTTCTCTGCGGCTCTGCGGCTCTGCGGCTCTGCGACTCTGTCTTTTGACCCCAGCCACCCCTGCTTTTTATCAATCCAGGGCAATCCCTACATCCGCACTCTTAAATCCGGGTTTTTCATTCACGTAAGGCCATTATTTCGCGCGGTTTTTTTTCGGGCCATCCGATGATCTGTACTCCATGAATATACATATCATTGAAAGTCGCGCCGCACAGAGCACATTTAAAATTAATTGATCCTGCGCCTTCCGGGCCCGATAAAAACTCACCGCAAGCGCAAAAAGGACAACATCCATCAAATTCCTCTGGTTTTAATTCATATTGCATTTGCATTTTCACCTCCCTGTTTTTTGGTTTTGATTTTGAATCTTGAATCTTGAACCAGGAATTTTATATTTCCCCTCAAGGCCGCCAGGCCGCTCCTCCATCCTCTTATCCTCTTCCCTCAAGGCCACCAGGCCGCTCCTCAAATATCATGCTCCTCTTCAATCCTCAAGCGCAGCGCTCCTCAAATCTCCCCTCCTCACTTCCTCCTCAACCACCCCTCCCGCCTCGGAATAAACCCGTCCTTTCTATTCCCCCGCGCCTTGCGTCCCGGGCCCCCGCCGTCTTTCTTTTCCCTGGTCATATATTTCAAACCAAGCACGTCGGCAGCGAGCAGGTTCAATGCGCTGACATCCCACGCATGGTTTGCGCGGGAGCCTATCTGTTCCCACAAACCCTTTTCATTCACGTATTCGGAGCACATCTGTATGGCCCAGTCCTCGGACGTTTCCGAATGCAGATGCCACGCCCCGGGATCTTCCGGATTGATTTCCAGCTTGGACGCGAGCACGTCCTTGTAATAATTCGCATCGAATCTCAATAGCGTGATCCCTCCGGGTATGGGTTTTTTTGTCCCGGGATATTTATCCTGGTTGCTCCACGAATGCCTCTCGGTCATCCTCCTGGTATCCACGCCCTGGGTGGGTATCACAAACCTCCTGTGCAGCCTGCAGAAATTATACACCGCGTCCGTCCTGTGCCCCATCGCGTCCTGACATACCAGCCTGATCATATATTCGTTTCCCGCAACATCTTTGTATACATCTACCAGCATTATCTTCTTTAACGCGTCGAAGCTCCTGACATATCCCTCTCTTACCTGCCAGGATTCCAGGTCCAAGTCCGCGTCCGGATATCCCCACGCCCGCACCTCGTACCAGAAGCCGATATCCTGCGTGTCAACCGCCATTGTCAGGCATGATACGATCCTTTCAACTTCTCCCGTGACCTGTCCCGTGTTATCCATTATCCTCGCGCACGGCACCTGTCCCCTCGGCCTGTCATCCCTTAAATCCAAAATCCTGTCCGACTGCCTCTCCTCGGTCCAGTCGGTCCACGGATACGCCCTGTGGGAGTTGTTGAACTGTTTCAACTTCACCTTGTTTTTGAGCGATCGCAAAAAGGCCTCGGCCACCTCGGATATCCGGACGAACCGGGACAACCACGAGGGGACATGAAACCCGATTTTGCGAGGATTATGTTTCCTCAGATATTCAAATAACTCCATGCCCGCGTCCGGATATTTTTTTTCTTCATCCAGGCTTTCGCTCCTGGCCCTCCATTCGCCCCACTTCGCCGCAGCGTCCCTTTTTATGTCTGTCCAGCAGCTCCCGCAATGGGGACACACGTAATTCGCGAGATCCTCGTCCCGCACTTTCGCGGGATCACGCACATCCTCCGGCCACCGGATCTGCTCGAACACCATTATTTGCATTGTTCCGCAATCAGGGCAGCACACCCAATACTCAAATATGATATTGCAGTCGTTTATCTCGACCCAGATCGGTCCCGTCTCGATCGTGGGTGTGCTGCTGATCCACATTTTCCGGCCGTACTTGTACGTGCGGAATCTGTTGCGCAGCTTGTCCAGGGGAGCGCCCTCTTTTTTGCCAGCGGTCTCCGGAAACTTGTCAACCTCGTCGGCCTGTATATATTTGATGCTTTTATTCGCAAGTTTTGTCGATGATCCCGCCCATGTCGCGTATATGGTCATATGCGACAGCGTGATCCTCTTGTGTGTCTCATCCTCGCGCAGCCCTGTCATGTAACTTTTCAATCTCGGTGATTCCCGGAACATGGGCAATAGCCGGTCTTTGACGTTATCGGTCGTCGTTTCCTCGTCCGGAAATGTATACGCCATGGGCCCCGGTTTCCGGTCCGCCGCGTAACCCGCGCACGTTTCTATTATAAATGATTTCGCCACCTGGTCCGCACAACAGAGGACTATCTCCTCGACACTGTCATAAAAAGACGCGTCCATGATGCCGTTGGCATACGGTATGGTTTCCTTTTTATATCTCGTTCCGGCCAGGGGCCCCACGATCACGGTGCGGTGTCTTTCCGCCCATGCGCTCGGTGCTATTTTTTTCCTCTTCCGGCATACTTTTTTAATGATCTGCGGTATGACCATATTGTCTCTGCCGCCCTTCACGTTGTCCCACAAGGCCGGTGACATCCACCTCGGTTTTATATCAATCCTGTTAATCGCCATTTTCATTGTTTTTTGTTTCCCTCAAGGCAATCAAGCCGCTCCTCAAGTTTACGCTCCTCCATCCTCTTATCCTCTTACCCTCTCCCCTCGAGGCCGCAGGCCGCTCCTCAAGTTTACGCTCCTCCCTTCCTCAACTCTCCTCCCCGAACACCGCCTCAAGGTTGTTTAATTTGGAAAAATCATTGAACGTCCTGTCCATGATCTCGATAAACACTTCCACAAATTTTCTGGGTTTATCATCGCTATTCATTATTAATTCGGCCGCCTCGCCGGCGTCGATCTGAGCCTGTCCGTGCATCGAGTTATATATCCCGGTCAATACGTTGGCATATCGCAGATAGACCAGTTTTTTGTCTATTAACTCGCCTTCCTCTTTCAACCGCCTTATCTTTTCCCTCGATATCTGTTCCCGCGTCAATTCGTTTTTGAGTCTCACCTGTTCCCTGCCGTATTCCTCATCCTCTTTTTTCTGCAGGGTCATCTCCACTTTCAACTGTTTCGCATAATCCAATACCTTTTTATACGAATACCCGTATTTCCCTACATCCGGATACATATTAAATTGTTTCCTGTGCGTGTAAAATGTTGCCACGCTGATCTTGTATCCCTGGGACTTCAAGTATGCCACCACCTCTTTAGCGTTTTTAAATTCCTGCGGCGTGTTTTTTTCTTTATCGTTCATTTTTCTCTTCGAATTCGATCTTTCCGAACCGTTCGCCGTTCTCATCAAAGCCGAAATCCGCGCCCCACACCGCTTTCACAAACCCGTTTTTCGCTGCGCAAACAGGGCAGGGGCCTTTGTCGTTCCTCCTCTTCCACGCGATATAACCCATACTGCCGCACTTCTCACACTTTACCATCGGCATGGCGTATTTTGATATTCCTTTTTATATTCTCTAATACACATTCAGGGCATATATAGGTCCCGGGTCTGTTTTTCGATTCATAATAACCAGTCCCTTTCCGCCCGCATTGCCCGCACGTCTCAATATCTATGCTGATATTTATAGTGACTTCCATTTTATCCTCCGCTTATTTCCGATAAAGAACACAGGATAATATCTTTCCAATTTTCTTTCGGTGTCATGTTGTCAGCAATTGCCTGTTTCAGATGATCATACCCATCTGCAGTTGTAAAATCTATCTTTGTGGTCAAAATACCATCATAATAGTGTATAACATTACCAGTTTGCTTTTTTACACAGAAATGTAAAATGCGTTCCATTTGTTCCTCCATATAGCCAACGGGTTGATGAGCGGTTTATCCGATCAATTAGATAGTTATATGATTACTCCCAGCCATACTCATTATTTACGGATTCCATAAGCCCTTGAAGAGTGTCTGCGGATATAGTTTCTATGAATGAATGATACTGCCAAACATCTTCGTGGAACTTACCATCTTTATGATAAACAAGACCGTTGAAATTCCACCCTGCGTGTCTTCCAAAATTGGGTTTTCCTACAAGAGCTTCCCGTAAACCATCATCAATCTCACAATCAAAGTTACTCATGGAAAGATCTATTTCTTTATATGTCTTAGGAACTGGCATCCTTGCCTCCTATTTGCATAACGTGGAAATCAGCGGCTTGGTGTCCGCTGAATTTCCTGGTTATACGATTTCGTGTGCTAAATCTTGTAAGCAATTTTGATCAGCCTCGCGCACATCTGCAAGCTCAACATCACTGACGCCAATAAGATCGCCAGTTTCAAACCAGGCTCGCTCGTATGTCTTTATGGCTTCCCTGGCATCATTCTCATTATCAGCAGCCACAACATACGCGCATGATATAAGTGCGGTAAACTCATATAGCTTTTTTGCCATGATTTCCCCTCGTATAACAAGTTATTGAGCAGATCCGTCTATCATGCAAATCCGTATAATAGACGAACATAGCGGCGCAGCCGCGTTCCATAAAATCACTTTTTGATTTTCTCCGGCCACCTCCGCACCCGGTCCTCTTCGACCTCGACCTCCTTCCCTCTGATCTTAATGGCAATCACCGTCTTTTTCGGTTTCCTCTTCCTCTTTTTCCGGAATTCCGTGAAATACCTCCACCCCACCGGTTTTTTACTATCAATCCATACAATGCCTGCACTCTCACTCCCGCACATCTCCATCACCTCCCTTTTTTCCTTTCAAACATTTTCGCTTTCATAAGCGCCAGTGCCAATATCGAAGACTTTATTTTAATCGGCGCCTCACTATAACCGAGCTGATTTAAAATCAACATTTCAGCTTGCGACCTCATCATAAGATTGTCGATATTACAATTTGTTTTATCCGAATCTATAAATGCGATCACATAACCTTTTGGAACCGGCCCGTTTTCCTGCTCCCATACCCATACATGCTTATGTTTATATCTTGTGGATGCCCCGGTGTACGGGTTCCTTTCCGGGACCTTCATCAAAATGAATCCGTCTTTAGTGCATATCCTCTCGCTCCACAACGGTTTTACATTGGCGGGCACATTTCCCTTTTTAAAGTTTCCCGAATTCGGCTCTACAAGACCTTTGGTCCCGGTATTCCATGGTTTATGCCCTTTACAAAAATACCCGGTACGGCCCGAATTAATTTTATATCTGGCCATAATTCCCTTCACAATCTCTTGGCTGACATTCATTTTAAATTTTTCATTAAACAACTCCGTAAGTTTTTTATGGCCGTGAACACAATTCTTTTTAATAAAATCTATATGCTCCTTAAAATATTTTTTCTTTCTTCTCTCAATTAATCTATTAGGGACCTTCCGTCCGCATGTTATTTTATGGTTTTGCAGAAATGATTTGATTGCCGTTTCTTTTTTATTCAACTTGAATTTTTTATTGAATCGTATTGTTAATTGCCTTATATTCATAGTTAAATAACCGGTTCTTAAAAATTCACATTGCTCTCGTGTATATCTCTTAATTTTATTCGGTTTCTTCATATCCATTCAATCCAAGCATTTCGGGCGGTTTTCTGATCAATCCCTCATTAATGGCCTCCATTGCCTGTACGGCGAGCCGTGCGTTTGCTATTATCTGCGTCGCCACGTTGCTGACGGCCTTCGCCCGGTTTATTTCCTGCTGCAATGCTTCGCCTCTTAAATCCTCGTCCCCGAGCCTTTCTATTTCCGCGAATAAATGATCGTTCAAATGATGCAATTTATTTTTGGTATTATTTGCCATCTCCATCACCTCCCTTTCCCTGATAATCCAGGCACCCTTTTTGCACATTATGGTTAATTCTCGGATCTTTCAGTCCGCACATGGACTCTCCCTTTTTTTTGTAAACGAAAAAAATACAATCCTTGTGTAGACAAAAAACCACCTGTTTTTCCTCTTCCATATTACCTCCCTGTTTTTTGGTTTTGCTTTTAATTTTGAATCTTAAACATTGAATTTTGAATTTATTTTCCCCTCTCTCCTCAAGGCCATCAGGCCGCTCCTCAAGCGCAGCGCTCCTCAAACATCGTGCTCTTCATTCCTATTTTAACCCTTTCGGCAATCCCGCCTTTATCCATTCCCTGATATCCTTACCCTCTTTCCACGCCTCCCCCGGGTCCTTTCCCGTCCTGGAAGGCCATAGCCTCTGATCCGGAAACTCCTTTTGCCACCACCTGGCAGCTTTTGCGCCGGCGTCGTCATGATCGAGGCTGTTTAAAATATATAAACTGTTGCGCAATATGTCATACGCGTACCTGTCCGGCTTTGCGTGCGCCATGCGCAGGCACACCACGCCCACCAGATCCCCCGCCTCCTGCACTATCAGAAACGCGTCCAGGTCGGACTCCACAATGACAAACGCCCTCGCTTCCGGATTCAACACGGTGGTGACGGTCGATCCCCCTGGCAGAAAGTAGTACCGCATATGAGGAAACGTTTTTAAAGGGTCAGGCCTCCGGATATTGATTTTCACGACACTACTTCCTATAAAATAAGGCATGACAACGCCGGCGGGGATCCACAGCGCCCTTTTCCTTCCCTTATCGTTAATCTCAGCCGGCAATCCCCACGACTCCCTGTCCCTGTATAAATCTTCGCCTTTTCTCCCTTCACACCATCCAAGGCCATAGGCACTAATGGTCTTTATGCTCAGACCGCGTATTTTTATTAGATATCTCATTGCGGCCGGCTTCGAGTACAATCTCTCGTTCGCCCATAACACGAGCTTGAAAGCCTTTTCCGACCACTGCTCCGGAGGCAGGTTATGTGTTTCAGGTGTCCACGTGGCACCGCTTTTTTGTTTCGGATATTTCTTGTATTCCGTGTTCCGCCATCCCCCTTTCACCGGCACGCCCGCCTTTTCACCTATCTCCTGGAGCGCCTGGTAAAACCTGATCCCCTTGTGTTTCATCCAGAACGAGATCACGTCCCAGGTCTCCCCGCACCCGAAACAGTGACATATCTTTTTTGCAGGGACCACGCTGAAAGACGGATCGCTGTCATTGTGGAACGGGCAAATCGCGAAATAATCCTTTCCCTGCCTCTTCAAATCCACGACCGATCCGACTATTTCAACAATATCGGCCGCGTTTTTCACAGCTTCCACTAATTCCTTTAAATCCTCACTCATTTTCCTTTACATATTAGTAGATGATTGTAGATGATTAGTGACCTTTATAATTAAAAAGGTCTACATATTAATATTAATATATTCAATAAGATAAGAAGCATAGGGATGATTGGTGACCTTTTTTCATATTAGTATGAAAAAAACATAAAATATTACTAAAAAATCCGTAAATATAGGACAGAACGTCACCAATCGTCTTTTTAGACAATAAAAAACATACCAAATAACCCTTTATTCTAATATTTTCCATTATTTAAGCTACACCTTCACGAACACGACGGCCCATTACAATCATCCCTAAATTTGCGGTCCCAGGGATAGATATTTCCGCGAGGCACGACCACAACCTTATTATTCCATAATCTAATCGCCACATTCCTGGGCCCGGGACCGAGGCCTGTCGTTTCAACCACACCGACACTGTTTTGTAATTCAATAAGCACATTATTGATGTACTTTTTTCCGTAACGGAGCCGAATCAACTGTCCTTCATATGGCTTACTTTTCATCAAGCTCCACGGTCTTTAAAATATCCAGTTCCACGCCGATATAATGCACGACACCTGAGATTTTTGTCGTGTCAAACCGTTTTTTCATCATCGATCCGAAGAACTTTTGACTCGTTCCTTTTGAGTAGTAATTTTTTTTGTACCATTTCTGAAACACCTCGAATATCTCACTACTCTTCGTGCGTACGCTCGGCACGATCTTACAATATCCGTCCAGGAACTGGCCCATTGTATCCTCGTCCTGCCGGTAATTTTCAGTCTCTTTCTTAACGGCCGTTGGTATCGAAAGCCCCTCTCTCTGATATAATAAACAACCCTCTACCAGCCACGGCAGTATTAAGGTTATTTCCTCCTTGAGTTTATCTTCCAAATCCGGATCCGCTATTCGTTCGAAATCCTCCAGCTCGTCCTCGGATTTATTCAGCACATAACTGAGCGTGAACGGTATTAAATGCATACGTTTCCAAAACGCGTAGTCATCACCCGATACCGTTGGACGGTTGTTTGTCATTAAAAATATCGTGTGCGAAGGATCGAACCGTATCTGTTTTTTTTCCATTAACCCGCGGGCCACAAGGCGATCGCCTCCGGTCAGCCACTTGACTTTACTCGCGGAAAATTGCTGCCCCTGCTCGGTCTCCGAAGCGAACGCCAGGCGCAGTCCCTTTAAATCCAGAATGTGAGGAGATGGGCCTGCAGGACTGTTTTGGATTTTCTGCCGCAATAATATTTCACTCTGTATAGTGCCGGCCAGCGGTCCCATAACATGCAATAAAACACGGACCAGAGTGCCTTTACCATTACGGCCCTTACCGAAAAACACCGGCATTATGTGCTCGCGCGTGGATCCCGTAATCGCATATCCGAGCAGCTTGTGGATGTACGCGATCAGCTCCTCGTCTCCATTGAATATCTCTCGCAGGAATTTCAACCACAACTCAGGCTTTTTGCCGAAACCTACCCACTTCACCGGACTGGCCATGGTAATATAGTCATCCGGCCGGCCGTCCCTGAAATAACCGGTCCTTAAATCGATCACACCGTTTTCGCAGGCAAGCAACCAGGGATTCGTATCCAGTGATTCGACATCGATCGTTATCGGATCATAGTTTGATACTGCGAAGTTCACGCACGCATTACGGCCGTGTGGTTTCCGAAGACTCTCTATTTTCGTATAGATAAAATCGCGTCTGTTTTCGAGCTGATTTTGCATATCCTTTTTCCTCCCTTTTATAGCCCAACTAATCCGCTCACCGAGTAAATTAGCCTCTTCCAGCAACCGGGATACTACATTCTCGACCGCCGCAAAGGACTGGTTGTGGCGATCCATTTCCCAATGCTGCCCGTTCCATTTTAACCACTCTTTTTCTGTCACATTAAAGATAAAAAGGTCCTTATTTACCGCGGCGTACAACAGGCCGTCCCCCAGGTTGTTTGCATTCAGACACTGCTTAATGAACTCCGACGACACTACGCCGTTGTTAAGTCCGGTGTCCGGATACATTGCCTCCATGGTCGCCGCCCGTTTTTCCACGTCCCGCCGAATCTCCTCCTCAGTCTCTACATGATCATCCAATTCGCACCGCCTTATCAGTCAAGTTTAAACCCGTATTGTTCATTGATATTTATATTCTGAAAACTCATAAATTGATTTTGGATAAAACCCGGCCACATCGGGATATTTTGCAATTAATGGCAGGAACTGCAAAGACCTACAAATATAAAACCAATATTCCAATATTCCAACGCATAGAATATTCCAAAAGTAGCCATTTTGCGCGTATGTGGAAAC